CTAAAAAGATTAGAACTAGGATTAAACAATTGGAAGCTCAGATGGAAGGATTCACAGAAGACTTTGATATCAACGACTTTGCTCGAAGAGTGGATACACTTAATCAAACTTCAGCTATTATATATGTAGGTGGTAGAACAATGGCAAATGCTCAAGAAGAATTTGATAGGATTGAAGATGCTATTGGAGCATGTAGAACTGCATGTAAAGGTGGGTATATTAAAGGTGCTGGTGCAGAGTTATTTGATATTATAAATAAATCAAGTTTTACTCAAGAGTTTAATGATGTTTTAATAGCACCCCTATATAAAATTCTAAAGAATGCTAATATCAACAGTTTAGATATTAACACTGTTCCTTTTAATGTTAAAACAAAACAATCGGATCCTAATTTGTTAGATCCAACCAATGTAGTTATCACAGCACTTCTTAACAGTTTTGCACTAGCTACCTTGTTAATAAATACAAGTTACATTTTACATGATTAAACTAAAAAATAGTGAGAAACAAAAGTATGCTGATGATGGACAATGGTTTAAGGACTATTTGCATCACACATTACCAACGTTACTCCCAAATTCGGATGACTATGAATCTATGCTAATGGCATATAAGATTGTTAATAATGATCTTACGGATTTTAAAGCGATGTTAAAAAACTTTTGTAACCCTTTAGGAGATGATATTGGGGAAGTGGATGAGGATATACAACCTTATCCAGAACTACACAATTCAGTAAATGTACTGAAAGGTGAGATTGTTCAACGAAGAGATCAGTTGCATTTGATGCTATTATCAGCTAATGCAATTAAATCTAAGAATGATAAGATGTTTGAAGCTATTCATCAGTCTGTTGATGAAAAGTTAGGTATTGAGTTGCAGAAGATGAAGATGCAAATGGAAGGTATGGATCCTAAACAAATAGAGGAGTATACTCAACAGTTAAGAACTCAGTTAGAACCTGAGGATTTAGCTCAAAAGAATTGGTTGTCTGAGATAGAAATTTTCTATAATAAAGCATTAGAGTATTGTACATATGATCAGGATGTATTGGACAAGAGAGTTGATACAATGAATGATCTAGCTGTGGCAGATAGAATGTTTATTTACTCAGGATGGAAACATGGTAAACCTACGCTGGAAGTACGTAATCCACTGTATGTAGTTTGGCATAAATCTCCTAATGAGAAATTCGTTCACAAGTCAAGTTGGATTGCTTATCAAAAACCTGTTTCCCTGGTAGATGCTATGGATGCTTATGATTTGTCAGAAGATGATATTGAAAAACTTACTACGTCGTTTGGTTTAGGTATAGACAAAAGGCATGCTTTAGGAGCAACTAATGAGCTAGTATTTGATCATACTAGACAAGATTTGTTACTTAGTCAAAGTCAAGCTAATGTAGATAATACAATTGGTCTTAATCAATCTACTACTAGCTTTAGTGCTAATAACACTCTAATTTGGGAAACTCACTTTGAGTTTAAAGCTTATAAAGAGTTAATTTTCCTATCTTATAAAGATGACTATGGTGAGCCAATAACTTCTATTCTTAGTTCAGACTTTGAAATTCCAAAAAATGCTAAGAAAGAAAAGTTTATTAATAGGTTTGACATGGAAACTGAGAGATATATATGGGTTGATTTTGGTGTAGAATTTCAAGCTGAAAAGATCTGGTTACCTAGAAAGTATGAGATTATTAGATTAGGTAATGATGTTTTCCCAGTATATAGAGAAGTACCTTATCAGCATACTAATATAGAAAGACCGTTTGAGGCTTTTAGTCTTAGTACATTTGGTGCTCTAGTCAATGCTAGAAATGCTAAGTCTGTGTCCCTGGTACAGAGAGCTATTCCGCCTTACTTACAGTTACTGTATGTAAAGCATGTAATGAACAAGGAATTAGCTAAGTACCAAGGTGCTATTCAAAGTATTGACGTAGACCAGATTCCTGAATCTCTAGGTCAAGATATAGATGGTAATCCAATTAGAGATAAACTCTCTGCTTATTTAGCTACTCTTAGAAAGACTAATAAAGATATTTATTCTGGTACGCAAACTAGTTATGGTGCACTACCACCTTCTACCAGATCTCCAGGTTCCAGTGGTTACTTAATAGGTACTGCAATGGAGTTAATGAATTTACATCAATTGTCTGATCTAATCAAACAAGAGATTAGTTTGGCTATGGGGATTAGTCCACAACGTTTGGCTAGTTTCCAACAAGGTTCTAATGTAACAGATAATCAACAAGCTGTTCAGCAAAGTTATGCTATTACAGAACCTTATTTCTTTGTTCACTCTCTGATTTGGAAAGAAGCTCTTAATGATTGGTTGGCTAATTTTAGAACTTATTGTGAGACTCAGCTAATGGTTAGGAATGTAGGTGAAATGTCTTTTCAATACTGGTTACCCGGGAATATTGAACAAGTTCTTCAAGTTACTCCTAACTCTTTAGAAGCTACTGACATTGGATTGTTCTTAAGTTCTAGTTCTAGCTTTGAAAGATATGCTGAGATCATGTTACAAAATGCTCAGGCATTTTCACAGAACCAAGGACAAGGTATTGTAGCTGTAAGTCAGATCATTAAGGATATTGTGAGCAAAGCTAGTCCTGAAGAAATACACAAACGTATTCAGATAGAAGAGCAAAAAATGCATGAAAGAACAATGCAGTTACAAGATCAACAAGGTCAACAACAACAGCAGATGTTACAGATGCAAGAAGAGAGTGCTATAAAAGCATTTGATAGAGAGAAAGAACTTGTAGTTCTAAAAGAAGAAGAGAAACGTAAGACTGTGATTGCAGCTGCTGCTATATCTGCTTCAGGTTTCTCAGAAGATAAGGATCTAGATAATGATGGAACTCCGGATATAATTGAAATTATGGATCATTCTCTGAAAGAAAAGAAGTTGGATCTTGATATGAAAAAACATCAGGATACTATGGATATTAAACGAGAAGAGCTAAAAATCAAGAATAAAATGGCAAACAAAAAACCAGCAAAATAAAGATTTTGTTTGGTTGGAATACACGTGCAAAAATATAGGGTATAATTGGAGTTATTAGTTTAGACTTCTAATTATATCCTGTATTTTTGTTCCTAAACAAAAAAGAATTATGGAAAATACACTACCCACGTTTGAAGACGTTAACCCATCTGATGTTATTTTAACAGTTGATGATTTTAATGAAACTGCTGAAGAAGTAGAAGAACAAGATTCTGAGGAGCAAGTTGAAGAATCAGTAGATGCTCCAGAAGAAGATCCTTTAGCTAAAGTAACTTACGAGTCTCTTGTCGAAAGAGGTTTGTTAGAAGCTGATGAAGCATTTAATGGAACATTTGAATATATAGATGAGAAGCTTGATTCTCTACCTAGTAAACTATTGAAATCTGCAATCAATGATTTACCTGAACATTCTCAGGTAATTCTTAAATACATTGCTGCAGCTGGTACTGATTTGGAACCAGATGAACTTAAAGCTTATATGCGAGAATATCTTGGAGAAGAAGATGTTCCAGATATTTCAACATCTGATTCTGCAAGAAGTTTCTTAGAGAAACATCTTAAAGATCAAGGTTTAAGAAACAATGCTATTCAAGCTCAATTGGACGACCTTGAAGATTCAGATGAACTCTTGTCAGAAGCAGAAAAGATTTTAAACTCTAAAGAAAAAAAGACTGATGTCTTACTTAGAGAAAAAGAAGAAGATGTTCAAAGAACAAAATTAGAACAGCAGAATTTTGTTAAAGCTGTGAATACAACTTTATCAGAGATTGGTTGGAGTAAACCACAACAAGATAAAGTAAGACAAATTATACCTAAGACAAATGAGATCTTAGGACAAATAGTAAAATCACCTAAAGCATATGTTCAGTTGATGGACTTGCTAGGTAAGTTTAATGGTACTGAATTTGATTTGGAAGCTTTTAGAAAACAAGGAGAAGCTAGAGTTAATTCTAGTTTGAAAGATAAGATTAATAAATCTGGATTCTCTTCTAGTAGCTCAAAAACTAAATCAAGTACAGAATTACCTACAAATGATATATTTAAAGAATTTAAACCTTTTGTTTAATATAATAACATAATTTAATGGATAGACGTTCCGCACTCGTAACTCACGAACGTGCTAATTGGGGTGGGTCATATTATGACTCTTTTACTCACGCAGCTATGTTTCGTCAGTACAAGCCTTTTGACTTTGGTGTTAAAGGCGCACAACTATTCTCTGCCAAAATTGGCGAGGATATGATTAACAAAAAATTTACTTACTATACTGTAGCTCAGAAACAAGTACACATGCTTCCTGGTGGAGTTGATGAATATACTTGGTATTTGATGGGTTCTACTGCAAGTGAGTACAGATTTACAGAACTTCTTGTAGATGCTGCAAGTACTCCTGGTAAAGCAGGTGTTAGATTTAAAATTGCTCTTGACCGTGATTATCTTCACGAGCCAGTTTATATTAAACTTGGTCAAGCAGATCTTCCTTTGCTTCGTATTATCGGACAAGGTACACAACGTTCTGTAAACTCTACAGAATATGAAGTTGAACTTCAAACTGGTGATCTGAATGCTTGGATTCCAGTAAAATATCTTCAACCAGGTGCAACCTGTGTTCAATCTACTAGTTTTACTGCAGATGAATTGAACACTAAGTATGGCCCTGATGAGTATGGTGAAATGTTCAAACTTATGAACTGGACTACTCAATACTCACGTAAAGCAGAATTCACTGATAAGTTTATCAGAACTGAAATTGCTTGTCGTAAAGAAGGTCGTCAAATGGGTAATGATTCCTATACTATCGCTGGTGCTAAACAAAAAGGTGCTGCAGTAAGTTCAGGTTTTGTATATCAAACTAATCTTCAAGATAAGTCAACTAAGACAATTAGTAAAGGTACATTTATTACCAACATCGAAGCTCGCTTAGAAGAGAGAATCATGTGGGATCGGGAAATGGCTTGTGAAGATGCTCAACTGCAAAAAACTGTTGACTATGATACCAATCGTCCAATTAAAATTCCCGCCGGATGGCGCCAATTGGTCAAAGATGGTCACTACTTGGAGCATAATGGTTCATTGAGTCTTGGTGATATTTTCTCTTTCTTCCAGAACATCTTCCTTACTCGTAAGGACTTCTCTGATCGTAAGATTAAAATTGCTTCAGGTGAAGCAGGTATTCAATTCTTGAGTCGTAAGATTTTTGAAGAGTATAGCTCTATTGTAACTGTGGATACATTGTTTGCACAAAAGAACAGTACTCCTGAAGGTTATCACTCTAATGAACTGGAGTATGGTGCTCAGTTTACCAAAATCAAAATGATGAATGGTATTGAGGTTTCTATCGTACATGATCCTACTAAGGATGATCGTTCTAGATTCCCTGAATTGGCACCTGGTACAAATTATACACTTGAGTCTTATACTATGGATATTTTTGATTTGGGCAACACCAATCAAACTCCTGCAGGTATGGACGGACAAAACATGTGTATGGTTATGCAAGATGGTGTCGAAGAGTATTACACTGTTTCTAATATCTACAACTTTGAAACTGGAGCAATCACCGATGGTGGAAATGCTTATGGTAATAACAAAGAGTTGGGTATCTATCGTACTATTGCCGGTTCCCTTAACGTATGGGATGTAAGCCGTGTAGCTCAAATTCGTTTAAACTTAAGTCTCTAATCTATCGAGATAGTAATATATGGGAAGGGGGTTGTAAAATCCTCTTCCTTATTTAGAAATAAGAAATATAAATTAGATATGAAAAATCACACTATATTATTTGTAAGTCCAGTTCAACGCATTGCTTCACAAGGTAGAGATAGACAGGTATTTACAATTATTGATCCTAAGACAAAACAACTTACTACTACAAGAGCTATGAATAAGACTAGAGAGGTGGGAACCTCTGTAACTCTTAAGTTTCCTCTTGATGTATATTCTGGTAGATATATTACAGGTTTGGACGAATTGATTCCAAATCCAATTTACCAAATGGATTCTGAAACGGTATTTTCTACATACTCACTATCTCCAAAATGGCAAGATATTATAACTAAGACTGTGAAACAAGAACAAATTTCAAGACAATTATATTTTGAAATCTTGGATAATGTTGATCCAGATTATTATAATACTCAGGCTAAAGCTACCATGATGAATTTTCAACCTTCTCAGTTGTTAAACAGAGAGGCTACTTTTATTGAGAAGTTTTCTGTAGAGTTCTTTGATCGACCTAATAGGTTTGTTGATGATACAGCTCGACAGAGAATGGCTATCCAATTGATTAAAGTCCACAATAGGATTGCTAAATCTAAACTTGAAGCTAATCCAGTAGAACACTTGTTTTATATCTCTGAAGAGAATGAAGCTGAAATGGAGAAAATGCGTAAACAAGATATCATTGATATTGCCAATTACGAAAAGATTAAACTTCAGATGGAAGCTTCTGAATTCATGAATTATAAAGTGGCTAGTCTTTTAACTACATATCAAGACAGACCTATTATTAAAGGTGTAACTCCTAGAGATGGTGTTAAACAAGCTCTTAATAATTTCTTGAATGATAAAAGTCACCAGTTGGTGAATATTGAGAAGTTCAATAAAGTTGTTGAATTACTTAAATCTCCAGAAGGTAAACAACGTTTTGAAGTAAAGTATCTTATTCAACAAGGTCTAAATACTAAAGTATTAGATAATAGAGATGGGTACTTAGTTTGGAATTCTCGTTCTGCTGAAAAGAACATTTATAAATGGACAGACTACGATAAGTTTGTATCTTTCATTGTTTCTGAAATGTTGGTATTTGATCCATCAGTAGAGAAACCTGTAACTAATTGGTACAATGAATTGTATCAAGAAGTAAAATCAAAAAACGCCTGGATTGAATGACAATAGATAGAATTCACCAAGAAATTAAATTCAGATGGAATAAGATAAACTCTAATCATAAAAAGGATTTTCCATCTGCATTTATAGATGATGCTGTGAATAAATCAATTGATGATTTTGTGGAAATATTCTACTCTGGAAATAATAGTAAAGAATATAAATTTGGATTTGAAGTTACTCAGCAGAGGACAGACATGTTACAATCTTTGATTGTACCAGAAACTACTTACAATGCAACATTAGTTAGTACTAATCGTTATACTGTAAATCTGTTAAACTTTAGTCCAAAATATAGACATTTTTTACGAGCCTATGTAAATCCGGTTGAATGTCCAACAAAACGTATTCCTGTTACTTTAGTTAGAATCAATGATTTAGAAACTAAACTGGCAGATAATAACACTCAACCCTCCTTACTGTGGAACCGATGCTTGGGTTCATTTAAAAATAACGCACTGGAACTTTATACTAAAGATTATACTATCACTGATGTAAAAATTGAATACTTAAGAAATCCTGTAAAGGTTTTTTTTGGTGGATATAACTCACTTGAATTTACAGGTGGTGATACTACAGCCTATAGTACAGGTAGTCCTAAAGTTACTTCTGATTTACCCGAAGCTTATCATGATCTTCTAGTTGATATGACTGTACAATATATAGCTCGAACTCTAGAAGACTCTAATAAAGTTAATTTACAAAAAGAATCAATACTTAATAAAGTATGAAAAAAACTAACAAATTGCCAATGGAAGCAATTTTGGTTGTCAAAGGCGACCAAGTTATTCCATCTGGAAACTTTGCAACTGCAACAACAGCGCTGAACTTGAAAGATGGTCAACTTGGTGCTCTTAGTATGGATCCTAACTCAGCTGTTAGAACATATGGTGAATATCTTCGTACTGGAGATGATTCTACTGAAGTACAAGCTATCAAATTGGTACAAGGTACACCAGTTTCTCAAGCTACTCAAAATGCAGATATCTGGGAAGTAGGTGATAAAGGCTATGTAGAATCTGGTATTATCCGTAAAGGTAATATTCGTTCGGTAATGGTTAAAAAAGCTCGCTTTGCAACTCTTGGTGCACAAGCTATTACTACTTTTCCAACACCAGTAAATGATGTTGAATACAATGCTTTTCTGAATCTTAACTCTGTAAGATATGAGAGAGAGTATGGAGTTACTAATGATAACTCACTTTATGGTGCAGTACCTGCGGTAAACTTTACTACAGCTTCTATTACTCAACCACTTGACTATGTTTTACAACGTCTAGCTACTACTTTTAATAGCCAATCTAAAATGGTTACCACTGGTACACGTAAAGGTAATAAAAACGTTGTGGTACTTGGTGTTAAAGTAGGTGGTGGTTCAGGACAAGCCTTGGGAACTATCACTCCTACAACCAATATCAGTTTCCAAACTATTAATGGTGTAGTTCAAGTTCTTCCAAGTTCTGTTGAACTTTGTCAAGCTCTTGCTTCATTGGTACAAGACTCAACTCTTACCAATACTTCAACTATTGAAATTCTTAATGGTGCTGCATCAGGTGCAGCTGCTACAGTAGATGCTCTCATTGTTGTTGGTCTTCCACATACATTAGCTGCATATTATGACAATATTGAGCAAAATATGGTTACTCCTACTTTGAATTTAGGTGGTGGTTTTATTTCCACAAATTCAGATCCTGTAGTTACTACTTGTTTTGCAGTAGAAGGTACTGGTCATAGTGCTAAGTGGGATGATTACAATCGTTGGAGAAATCAGCTTAACATTCATACCAAACAGGTTCAACCAATGAACGACTGGTTTTCTGAAGGTAAGTCTTATATTGACTTGGCTAAAGCATTCTATACGTCTTACATTGTCGAATACTTTGATACTGAAAGCACTCTTACATTTACAATCAATTCACCTAAGAAAGTAACTCTTTTGTTTCGTTGTGAACCATTAAGTTCTTTCACTGTGAATGTGACTAATATTGTAACTCGTTTAGGGTCGGGTCTTACTCCAGTTCCATTTAGTACATCTAATGATGCTGGTACTGGCACAGCTTCTACAGTTACCGTTGCTGGTGTTGAAGCTGTAATTTCTGCATGGCTAGAACACGCTCGTACAACTGGTACAAACTTTAAAGTAGGTGGAGATGCAATAGCAGCCGGAGCTTACTTGTCTTAATTTATATTTTCTGAAAAAGGGGTTTTTTGTCATAACGACAGAAAACCCCTTTTTTTATAAATTTACACAATGGGAAAATACGACGATTATAAAATGCTTACACTCCCGTTAAGTGTAGTAAAAAAATTCTTTACAACTACTGTAAAATCAGGAAGATTGGCTGTAGGAGCATCTGGTAACGAGGGTATAATTTTAGCTGAATGGATACAAGAACGAATAGATGATGGAACAATAGATCCAAATAGTACTCCTATATCAGGTACAGATCTAACTAACATTCCCTCTTCTACAACAGTTACTGTATTATCAAGTACAGGTTTAGACACAATACTACCAGCAGCTACAACTTTACTGGCAGGTGTTATGACTACGCAAGATAAAATTGATCTTGCTGCGTCTATTGCAATAGTTGGAGTTGGTGGGGACACTAATCTAGGCATTTTTACAGGTACAATTATTTCTGATAATAGTACAATTAAAGACGCATTACAAGAACTTGAAAATCAATTAGGAACAATACCAAGTGTAACACTTGGAACTATATCTTCTTTATCACCAGCTCTTACTGTTATAAACGGTATCAATGCGGTAGTAGGTACAGGAGTTGATCTTACATTTGATTCAACATTACTTAATCTATCCAATATAGGAGGAGATTTAAATTTGACTCAAATTGATAGTTCTGGTGCAATACTTAATAGTATAATTATATTTGATGGAACAAATTGGGTAATAAGTTCTATACCAGTAGCTGCTCACAATAGTCTTTCAGGATTACAAGGTGGTGTACCAACAGAATATTACCACTTAGATCAGGAAGTATACGATACTATATATAATTTATCTGCTGGAGAATTATTAGGTCAAGCTTCTTATTTAGGGGCTCCTCAGTTACAGGCTATCACATTAGGTGGTTCTACAATAATGAATTTAACCACTGGTGTTATTAG